AGAAAATAACACAGGAATTTACATTCATGCCACGGGGTGGTAGTGGAGTGAGCAGACCGGTGGAGAATATTGCAGTAAGGCGTGTTGATGCAATGAACGAGCTTGAAGCCATAGAGCAAGCAGTTAGCGGGCTATACCGTCCAGATTATCGCAGAATCTTGATAGAGAAATATCTAGCCTATCCACCTAAACCAAACTGGCAAATCGCCCAAGGAATCGGATTCGAAAGGACAGCCTTTCAAGAACTGCTAAATAATGCTATCCTAGCATTCGCTGAACTATACAGAAATGGTCAATTAGTCGTAGAACGTTGATATTTCGGTATTTTGACGGATAAAGCACGGTATCTTACAAGTGTTCAAAGTGGTATTATTATATTATCGAAGAAAAACGGAGACAACTCATTTTGTGGGTTGTCTTTTTCAGTATCGGAAAGGAGTTGATGGAAAATGGGATGACCGAGAAACAAATGAAGTTTGCCGATGAGTACATCATCAGCCTAAATGCTTCGCAAGCATATAAGAAGGCTTATCCTAACATTAAGAACAATGATGTTGCAAAGGCTAATGGAAGTAGACTGCTTGCTAAAGCTAACATCAAGGCTTATATAGACGAGCAACTTGAAAAGTTGAAGTCAGAACGTGTTGCAGATCAACAAGAAGTCATGGAATTTCTGACTTCTGTAATGCGTGGTGAGGTTGAAGAACCCTTACTCGTCCTTGATGGCGAGGGTATGCAGCGCATTGCTCAAGCCAAGCCCAATGTTGCCACCCGTCGAGCTGCGGCAGTTGATATCGGTAAACGTTATAGAATGTGGACAGACAAGGTCGAAGCTGACGTAACGCAAGATATCAATATTAATGTCGGTGAATGGAATGACGATTAATCTTGAAATCAATCCAAGCAGGGTGTTTAACCGTCACATCTATGAACATTTGTTTGATTATGACACCTTCACAGAAGTTCATTATGGCGGAGCGTCTAGTGGTAAGAGTCATGGGGTTTTCCAGAAGATAGTCCTCAAGGCTCTTAAAAAGTGGGACAAACCCCGCAAAGTATTGATATTGCGAAAAGTAGGCTCTACGGTTCGTGATTCGGTGTTTGCGGATGTGCAGGCAGCCTTGTCTTATTTCGGTGTGCTTAATCTATGCAAGGTTAACATGAGCGCATTCCGTATTGAGCTACCAAACGGCGCTGAACTGATTTTTAAAGGTATGGATAATCCAGAAAAAATCAAGTCTATCAAAGGTATTTCAGACGTGGTCATGGAAGAAGCGTCAGAGTTTACGCTTGACGATTACACACAGCTAACACTTCGTTTGAGGGATAAAGCTCACAAGCAGAAGCAAATCTATTTGATGTTTAACCCGGTATCTAAGGCTAACTGGGTATATAATGCGTTTTTTGTGAAGAACCCTAAAAATACAGTGGTCTATCAAACGACGTACAAGGATAATCGCTTTCTGGATGAGTTGACCAAGGAGAATATTGAAGAGCTAGCAAACAGAAACGAAGCCTACTACAAAATCTATGCTCTAGGTGAGTTTGCCACTCTTGACAAGCTAGTATTTCCAAAATATGAAAAGAGATTACTCAACAAGGACGAGCTTAAACAGCTACCGTCCTTTTTTGGTCTTGACTTCGGGTTTACTAACGACCCGACGGCGTTTATGCACGTCAAAATAGACCGAGAGAATAAGCGGCTATATATCCTTGAGGAATATGTCAAGAAGGGCTTGCTTAACAACCAAATAGCAGAAGCTATAACTAGCTTGGGCTATTCAAAAGAGGTGATTATGGCTGATTCAGCAGAGCAGAAATCTATTGCAGAATTGCAAACACTAGGCTTGCGTCGAGCTATTCCGGTAGACAAGGGGAAGGGCTCAGTTCTACAAGGGATTCAGTTCTTGCAGCAATTCGACATCATTGTCGATGAACGATGCGTCAAGACGATTGAGGAATTAGAAAACTATACATGGCAGAAGGACAAGCATACAAACGAGTACATCAACAAGCCGTGCGATAGTTATAACCACTGTATCGATGCGATTAGGTACGCACTGCAAAACCTTATTTTCGTCAAGGATAGGCAGGACGTAGACGCTAAGATTAGGCGTGTTAACAAACTGATAAGGAGATAGAATGACGAACACAACACATAGTGCTGACGACATTTTACATGAAGGGCAGTACATTCCTAGATCATACCAATTCGAGCGAGACATGGAACCGACTAGCTTGCAGAAACGCGAAGACTTCCTTCATTTTCCAAAAGAAGCTAATACGCACTTCATGGCTCAGTCAGCGGACGACTTAGTGGACACGTTCCAAGGGCGTGAGAAGTTAGAGAAGATGGTAGCTCAGTTCCAAGACGAACAGATAGACCGCTTGAATATCCTAGAGAGCTACTCAAACGGGAATAACTACACGATTCTAAATGGTCGTAAACGACTAGAACCAGAGAAAGCTGACTACCGTATTAGGCACGACCTGGGCGGACAAGCTAGCCGCTTCTTTACTGGTTACACGGTAGGTCAACCTATTTCAATCGGTGCTACTGACACTAACAGTGACTTGACGGCTATTGATGATTTCAACGCTTACAATGACATTGAAGCTCTTAACCGTGAGCTAGTCTATGACGCTTCACGCTTTGGTCGAGCGTTTGAGCTGCATTACTATGACGAGTTTGGCAATCCCGCAGTGGTCTTGATTGACGCAAGGGAAATGTTCACTATTCGTAGCGCAGACGTCCGAAAGGATATCATTGCGGCTGTCCATTGCCCGGTGTATAACGGTGAAATGTTTGTCACGGTATACACTGATAGCAAGATTGTCAGCTATGATCCAAACTGGCAGGAAATCGAGCGAAAAGAAAACCCGTTTGGTATGGTGCCAGTGGTTGAATGGCAAAATAACCGAGAGCGTTCGGGAGACTGGGAGAAAGGTATCCCGATCATTGACGCTTACGACGCAGCAGAGTCGGACACAGCTAACTACATGTCAGACCTTAATGACGCCATGCTTGTTATCAAAGGCGATGTTGAAAGTACAGGTATGAATGCGTCTGACATCATGAAAATGAAACACGCTAACATGCTTGTGCTTGAGAGCGGTGTCGGACACAACGGACAGCAGACGTCATTAGATGCGGGCTATATCTACAAGCAATATGATGTCAGCGGCGTTGAAGCGTATAAGTCACGTTTGATTAAAGACTTCTTCCGCATTGTCGGACTGCCAAACTTGCAAGACGATTCGACTTTCTCAGCTACGTCTGGGATTGCTATCCGCTACAAGCTAGTTGATTTGCAGCAAGTTACAGCGGTTAAGCGTGGGTTCTTTGTTAAGGCACTCCGAAGACGCTATAAACTGCTTGAGTTGCTATCTAACAACCTCAAGGGTATCGAACCAGTGGACGCTGACATGCTGACATTCACGTTCCACGAGAACTTACCAACAGACGTATGGGCTGAGATTCAATCAGCTATCAATTCTGGCATGGAAATCTCACAAGAAACACTTATGGAATCAGCTAGCTTCACCGATGCCCGCAAAGAAAAGAGTCGTTTACTCAAAGAGGGCGGGGCTACTGATCTAGAAGTCAGTCAGATTGTAGGTACTGAGGATGATGACGAATAATGAACGCTACAACGCTGAACGAAAGGCACAATCAGACCTAATCAAACGGGACATAGAGCGTGACAAGGTCTTAAAAGAACTCTATCAAGCGTCTTATGGCCGCATGCAGAGCCAAATAAACGGGTTTTACATGCGATACGCTGACAAAGAAGGGCTGAGTCGTGCCGAAGCTATGAAGCGAGCTAGTGAGTTCGACGTCACTGAGTACAGAGACCGAGCACGAAAGGCAAAGATTTCTCACACGGGACTAACCAATGGCTAAGACTGTTTAACCTCAAAATGAAAGTCAGCCGTTTGGAGCTGCTCAAAGCAGAATTAAGGCTTGAAATAGCTAGTCTTATATCAGACGTTAACGAAGTCTTCGACGAAGCGCGTGAGAACGAATATTTAGCCGAATTTAAGCGCCAAGCGGGTATCTTGGGCAATTCTGCCGTCAATGCAGTAAGTCGCATGAGAGCGATTTTAGACGCTGATTTCTACGGTCAGAATTTTAGCCGTAGAGTCTGGGGCAGAAACGGACTTCATGCAAACATGCAGAAGGATGTGTTTAGCTCGTTAGCACGCATCTTCACCGACATGGACGGTTTTAAGCAGGAGCGGCAGCGATTAGCCAAGAAATATCACACAAGCCAGGCTAACGCCCAACGGCTACTCAAGACCGAAATAGCTCGTATTAATGCTGATACAGAATTGATGATGTTGAAAGAAAACAACTTCACACATCTAATCTATGTCGCAGAAAGTGGGGCTTGCGATATTTGTAAGCCACTGGATAAAAAAGCTATACCGATCAACAAGGCAGAAAAAGGGGTTAACATGTACCCAATGCACCCTAACTGTCGCTGTTCAGCGTATGGACATATCAAAATGGAATATAAAGCTGGTGGCAGCACTCTTGATGAAGAAGCTGCTAACGGCGTTTGGGGTGAATAACCCTTGTCCAGACCGTGCTGAGGACGCTAAAAGCTGCATGAGTTCGAGGGGGTTGCTCGTAAAAGCGTAAAGAAAGGAGCCTATTATGGCAGAAAAAGAACTTGAAACAGTTGAGAATCCTCAAGAGGTTGAAGCTAGCCAACCAGAAAAAGAGGAGAAGATGGTGTCAGTCGCTGAAATGCAACGTAGACTCAAGCAGATGGAAGAGAAACACACTCTTGAAATTGCTGATATGCAGACCGGTATTCAATCTCAAATCGAGGAAGCCGTTGCTAAGGCTAAAATGAGCGAAGAAGAACTTCAAGAGCTGCAACAGAAACAGCGTGATAAAGAATTCGAAGAAGCACAGAGCACAATTGCAGCGCTTCAAGCTCAAATCGCTCAACGTCAAATGCAGGATATCGCTATTAAAGAGCTCGAAGCTCAAGGCGTTCCTGTTAATGAGTCGACGCTTGCTTTCGTTGTAAAAGGCGACGAAGAAGCTACCAGGTTAGCTGTTTCAAATATGGCTAACATCCTAAACTTGCAGAAACGAGAAGAAGCCAAAGCTCTACCACCTCGCACAAGCAGTGGAGAGGGAGGGCGTTCGCATCGTGGAAAAGACAAGTTTGATAAAGCCAAAATCACTAATTTCTAATCAAAGAAAGGAGAGCGCATGGCTCAACAAAAATTCAATCCGGACACAGTCCTCTTGTCTGATTCTCTTGGAAAAGAGATTACATCAGAATACATCACTGATCTATTCACTGACGAACTTGTAAAAACTTCAAAAGTCATTCAGCTTGGTCAAAAAGTTGAAATGGAAGGCAAAATGGTCCGCAAGGGCGTTGAAGTTGGTCAATTGACAGACGCTTATTTCGTGGGTGAAGGTCAAAAAATCGGTACTGCAAAAGTACAAACTAAATCTTACGTTCTTGAATCTCGTAAATTGGCGGTTATCTTGCCAGTTACAGAAGAAGTCCTCAACTACACTTGGACTGACTTCTTCGAATCAATCAAGGACAAGATTGTTGATTTGTTCAACAAAAAAATCGACGGGGCTGCGTTCCTTGGTTTGTATAACAACCCATTCGGTGCTAACGTTTTGGCGTCTGCTAAACGCGCTCAAAACATCGTATCTGGTGACATCAACCTCAATAACATCTACGATGTTGAGGATAAATCAGAAAAAGAACCTAACGCATTCGTAGGTCACCGCACTATCAACCGCACACTTCGTGGGATTGTCGACAATGTTAACGGTGGTCAACACATCTTCACTAAACCAGCTAACCCTAATGCAATCGGTGAGCTTGATGGCCTTCCATATTCTCAACTTCAATTGCAAGATGGGCAAACTTACCCAGCAGGTACATTGATCACTGGTAACTTCAATGGTTTGGTTTACGGTATTCCAAACGGTACTAACTTGCGTCTTAAAATCGCAGACCAAGCTACTTTGTCTAAAGTTCAAAACAATGGCGACCTTGATTCTGGTGACGTTCACTTGTTTGAACAAGACATGCAAGCACTTCGTGCAATCTTTGAAATTGCCGTAGCGATTCCAAACGACGAAGCATTTGCAGCGATCCAACCAGTAGGAGTCTAGTCAGGAGGTTTAAATGACCTATAAAGCTAAGATTACATTCCGTGACTTGCAAGATAACGAGTATATCTACCAAGTCGGGGAAGTTTACCCACGAGAAGGCTATGAGCCATCTAAAGAGCGTGTGGCAGAAGTTCTTGAAAAAGGCGGTATCGAACAAGTCGAGCCGTCAAAAGAGCTTACAGTCAAAGAGCTCAAAGCAAAACTTGATGAAGCTGGTATCGAGTATGATGCCAAAGCAAAAAAAGCAGATTTAGAAGAACTTCTAAAGGCTGCGGAGGGGGTCTAAAATGAACGATATCCAACTTGAGAAGATTAAGCGTCGGTTGGGTATCGACGTTGAAGACGATCTTGAGGATGAATTGATTGAAGACTTAGTAAACGACGCTGAGAGCTATTTCAAAGCACTAGTCGGGACAACCGAGATTGACAAGAAGTATCATTTCATCATCGAAAATGTTGTTTACAAGCTCTATGGTCGAAAAGGCTCAGAGGGTGTCAAAACCGAGAACGTAGACGGCTATTCAGTCACTTACGAAGATTGGGACGACATGTTCAAGCCTTACAGAAAGATTTTGGATAAAGATTTTGGCCTTGATGGTTCATTAGCTCGAAAAGGTAAGGTGAAATTCCTATGAAAACACCGCACCGCATCAAGCTAGTGAAACAAGGCGTTTCGACTTACAACCCGATTACTGATAAGCACGAAGAAAAGGCGCAGTCTAGCAAGATTGTGCCTTGTTTAGTCAACTTTATTGACCAACAACGTGCGTTTGAAGCCTACGGGAGTAGGTCCGACGTGGTCATGATATGCCGATTCAGTAAAGAGCAGAAGCCGTTTGACTACGCTCTGTACGAGGGTAAGAAGTATTATCCTATCGAACGCATTGACGCACCGATAAAAGGGGCAATTCGATTGAAACGAGGTGAGCTAAATGGCTAATTTCACAATCGAGTGGAGAGGGGACACAGTCCTCGCTGCCGCTTTGAACAAAGCAAGTCAAGGAGTTAGAACACAAGCTCAAAATGCTCTTAAAAACTCAGCCGAGAAAGGCAAGAGCATTTCAAAAGGGCTTGCGCCAGTTGATACCGGCTTCTTGAGAGCTAACATCACCACTAGGCACATGGGCGAGGAATCACACATTCATTCAGCCGCCTCTTATAGCGGATTCCAAGAGTTTGGCACACGCTATCAGCCCGGCAAGCCGTTTATGCGTCCAATGATGCAACAAATCGAGCCTTACTTCACGGAGCAAATTCGGAAAGTTATGGAAGGAGCCTTTAAATGACACCTAGCCACGACTTATTCAGAAATCTATTCGCTATTGCTGACGAAACATTGGCAACTTATGACTACTTACCCGATTCATCCGCCAGCTATCCCTTCGCTTTCATCGGTGAGAATAGCTCAGCGCCTACGCTCAATAACGACAATTTTGGAA